TCTGATGGAAAGATGATCCGCGTCTTGGGCGGAAATCAGAGTGACGAATTCAACTCAGCATGGTTTACAGCGGATCGAATACTGGGCTTAAGATGGCCCGAAAAACAGGGGGAGTGATGAAGGTAGTTGAAATGCCAGCGCCAAAAGCGGAGCAGGCGAAAGAAGATCGCATTAAGGAATGTTCCGAGAGAATCCAGCAGATCATTAATGATAACAAGGTCGTCGGATTCATATTCTTTGGCATCGACCAAGACGGGAACATGATTAGCAACGGCCTTGGGATGGCGCCGCAGGACTTGGCCCTCGCCTCGCTATTGATGGGAGACATGGCGAAGCACGCAATCTCCACTCGGATTGAGCGCCAGTGAAGACGTCATCAGCTAAGTCAAAAGGTCGCAGGCTCTGTGCGTCATTCGCAGAAGTAGTGAGAAAGATCACTGGCCTTGATCCAGACGACGTTCGGGTCACTCCGAGCGGAGTAACTGGTCCTGACCTGATGCTTTCACCATTAGCGAAGAAGCGGTTCCCGTTCGAGGTTGAGGCCAAGAATCAGGAGTCGCTCAACATCTGGGCTGCGATCAAGCAGGCAGAGGAGCACGCGAAGGTTGGCGGAGGAATACCGATGGTGGTCTTTGCGCGAAACCGCACAGCTCCATACGTTGCGGTCCCAATGTCAGAGCTGCATAGGATCTTTAATGTTCCAGAAAATCTCTAGGCTTGAGAGCCAAGCAAACCTAGACCTCATGCGCAGACTTCCATGCGAGGTGTGCGCTGTGACACCTGTCCAGGTGCATCATTGGAAGACGAGGGGATCGGGCGGTAGTGACGAACTCACGAACCTTCACCCTCTCTGCGTTGTTCACCACACTCAAGTTCATCAACTTGGCGTGAAGACCTTCTGGAAGAAATACGGAGAAGCCATCACATGGTTCAGACAGAGAAAAGGCCTGCCGCCAGCGAAAATTTAGAGCGCATCCAAGAGCTTCAGGCCCGCAAAGAACGGGCGCAAGAGAAGCTCGCTATTGCGAACCGAGCGCTGTTTGAGGCGAAAGAAAACCGGGACACGATCCTTCTTAGCATCTATGCAATTGACCATAAGATCGAGCTTCTAGAAGAAGGACAGCTCCCAATGTTTGGAGAAGACGAATGACACTAATCCAGTTCTCAGCCGTACTCTATGACGTAAGAACAAAGCGTGACGGTGGCGGTCGTATTCAGCTCGATTTTGGGGTTGATGCGCTTCCAGCAATCCTTGAGCTACAAAAGCTAAACGCCAAGGGAGATATCTCACTCGCCCTGGCTGTCGCTCCATATCGTGAGAATCAGGATTCCGTTCAGAATCACGAACGCATAGATGAACACGGCGAAATCATTTTCGATGATGCCCCCTAGTTACAGTTTCGCTCCATGTATTTGAGCCATTTCTTCCGGTCAGAATCGACCATGCAGGCGAACTTCTTCATCTCCGGATTGCCGGGGATTGAATAGAACTGCTCGCGCTCTTCTTCGCCTGGCCTTTGAATCACTCGGTACAGAGTTGAGTCGTCAGGATTGATCGACCACAGGTCAGCGTTTAACTCGCGCTCTTTCTTGCAACCCAGGGAGAGGGTTAGAAGTAGGAGCACCGCCGCTGCCACCAATAGCAGCCTCTTCACGTCTCTGGTCTCCAGTTCGGACTGTTTCATCGACGGCATCTGAAGACTCCTTCTCGCGCTTTTGCTGATTCCACTTCTCAATGAAGTCGATGATGTCGCGAATTGCGCGAATAATTTGGGGGGCCGCCAGAATGACTTGGATGATCGACCCCCACATAGCTTACGCCTTCACTTCTTTGACGGCTTCGAGAGCTGCGAGACCAACGTCTTTCACAAGCTCGATACCCTCAACGAGACTCAGATCAGCCATCTCAGCGGAGATGAGGTCAACGCCTTCAGATGCTTCTTTGATCTTCGCCGCGATTTCTGGGTTCATGATGACGCCAGCGAACGCACCGATGTCAGAGAAGTCGATCTTGCCGTCGGCGTCAGCCAAGCGGTAAGCCTTCACGATCTCTTTTGCGACATAGATCAGTCCGAGTGCTGCTTCTTTTGTCTCTTTTACGCCATGAACTTCTGCCATTTAGTTCCCCTTTGGTTCGAGTCTGCCCCTGATGTATTCCACCGAGGACTTAATTGTTGAGAGATCATCTTTCATCGAACTCATCTGTCGTTCAAGGTTCTCGACGCGACGTTCAATTGCCTGAGATTCAGTCTTCGATGAAAAGTTATTGAACGCAAACACCATCACAATTGCAACCGTACTGCCAAAGGCCAGGGTCTCTGCTAATGACAATTTCCACTTGAGCATTGGCTGGTTCATTTTCGGCGAAATCTCCAAGCAAGTTTCTTAAAGAATCCTTCCGGTGGAGCGTCAAATTCAAGGCCAGTTTCCTTCGCCTTTGAATAGAGCACAGGATATCTTTTGGCCATCTGCATCAAAAGTCCCATGTTGATCTTCACCTTACCGGGTGGGATCTGAACTTCGACTGTTTCAGCCAGAAGCGGAGACCAATCCTTAGGCCACGCCGCGATGGCGCCAGGAGGACGCTCTTCAGATTCCATCAATGCCATCTTGTTTAGTTTGCCGTTCGACGGCACGAGCCACAGCTTCACTGTCTCCCCTTTGCTGCGACCTGTTTGCCGCTTACTCTATCCCAGACTGCCATTTTAATTCCATGACCCTCAAGCATTTCGCGCAGTGCGCGATACGTTGCTATTGTAATCTTCCCGCTGGCTCCGATGATCTCGCAAGTGTCACCGCGACGAATTACCGTGCAAGAGAACTCGTATGGATCGCCGACGTCTTTAAACTCCGGCCCTGCCCTTATGACTCCGACGATCCATTCAACGTGTGCGCGCATTAACGAGGCCCAACGCATATAATATTAAAGTCAGAATCTAACCCTGCGCCTGTCGAGGTATTCGGGCAAAATACTGAAACCGACGTAGTTGTCGCTGACGAATTGATTTTGCAAGACGCAAGAGTATTCGCGTCTCCCGCCGAAGCGACGCACCTCGGCCCAGACGACCATGTTGTCGCCGGATAGTTGACGCTATAGTTGCCGGTTGCAGACCTAGTCACGTCAGTAAACGCTCCCGATTGAGAACTAATCGAACAAGGGGACGCTGTGCAGCTCGCGTCTATTCTTAGGCTTTCTATCTTTTCGCCATTCGTCGCACTCGTGCTCACACTGTTCGGAAGTACAATTGCCGGGCTGTTTTGCGATACGTTTTTGATTGAAATGCTGACTGGTCCATCGGCATAGCATGTGCCATCACCTGATGTTCTTTGACCGCGAACTACGACGTTGATCGTTCCAGCCGAAGAGAGAGTAAATGTTCCGGACAGTGATCCAATTCCATCAAGCGTAGACACACCGGAGACGTTCGGCGCTCCAGCCACAAGATTTCCGCGCGACGTCGTTCCATCATAAAGGTCGTAAATGCAGTTCGTCCCAGTCTGCCCCGAGTTCCTATGTGAGTAGAAAACTCCGGTCACGTTCACTTCGTAAGCACCAGCCGGAGCACCTGTCATTCTGATACCGAGATCATTCGCCGTTGTCGGGGCAAGCGCCTGACCCTCAAGCGTATTGGTTCCAAAGCCCGCCACGTTGAATGTTGTAGCCGAACCACTTGTTACCGATGACGACCCACTTGCGAAATAGATCGACCCTCGTTTTGAGATGGCGTCGATTGATGCTGTGGTCTGAGCTTTAAAGCCAGTACATGGAACAGTGAAGCGACCGTTAACTCGGTCATTGTTTGCCCAAGTGAAGGGAATCGTTGTTGAGATTACAGCGTCAACCTGAACGTGGTTCCCGCCAGCACCGACGTCATCGGTCCATGTTCGCATCAGTACGGTCGTCGTGTCGTTGTAGACAATCGATCCGCCCCACTGCCCGGTGCCGACGTCGTAAAGTCTCAAATTTGAATTTGGAATTCCTACACCTGTCGCAAAACCAGTTGGGATCTGCGCCGTGTCGATTGCGCCGCAAGCAGCGGGCAAAGACACAGTTCCAGTACCGCCAGTGAAGACTGTCGTGAAGGTAGCATCGAACTCAACTTCAACATTTGTTCCGTTCTGACGATACTTCCCGTAGGCCGTGGTCGACCCGCCTGTGAGACCAATCGTCGGCGTGTAGCTAACCCACTCACTGATTAGCTGCGTGCTGCCTACGTTTCGAGCTAGGCCAAGATAGCAGTCATCAGCATAGAATACCGGCTCCCCGGCTGTGCCAGACAAAAACCTGATCGAAATGCTTCCGCTTGTTGGCGATGGAAATGTCAGCGTGTTCCGAACGTAGTACGTCGAATCAGTAGTAATGAGCTGCTCAGATAGGACGTTCGTCCCGTCATAAGCCTGGATTTTATAGACACCTGCGCTTGTGTTCTTGATGTCGCACGAAGCCTCAAGCGTCTTCCCGATAAATCCGTTCGGGATAGCCACAGCCGCCGACGTCACGGTGCCGTTTGTTGTGGCAGCATCATAAGAAAGCGCATACGATCCAGACCCAACATTAGCCGCAGTGCTTGTGCGCCCAACTGTTCCAGCGCCAGAAATCACCCATACTGCCGTCGGATCAGCAGATTCAAATCCAGGGTCTTTCAGGAGGTTCTTGTTCCCAGTTTCGATTAAGGCAGTCGTTCCGTTTGGCTTTGTGAATTGGTTGAACGGTGCCTGGAAGTCGAAGGTCGTGCTTTTTGAAGTATCGAGCTGGCTCTTGGTTGATGTCGGAGGCAGACCGGCCAGCGCGATCTGCGAAATCAAGGATGCTGTGATTAAAAGCGTCGTCGTAAGTCTCGTCATAAGCCACCCCTTAGGCGCTGAGAATCCATTGGATGAAGAATGCGTTTGTTCCTGATGCCGTTGCGCAAATAGACACGTTCGCAGCGCATGGAAGGTATCCAGTGTCGCGGCCAGGCTCCAATCGACCGCCTACAGTTGTTGAGGCCGTGGCTCCGATGGCGAAACGAATCGTATCCGTGTTGTTTGTGTCTGCGTACAGGATGAAGCCAACAGCATTGGCCGGAGCCGTTGCTGTTGACGCCGTGGTCGCAGTCAGAGTCGTGTTCGCGGCACTGCCTGCGGTATTAACCGGGGCCTTGGTCGCAATCGCCCCCTGATCGGAAGCAACAACAACCGCGAAACTGTTCGCTGATGTCTTCGATCCGAGAGATGCCGGAAGAAGAGCGATCAGTGACGTGATGCGCTGTGCTATACGCTGAAGCCTGCCGTTCAGTCCGCTCGATGCGGTGTCTGAGGCTGGCGCGGTCTCGTTCACGGCCCCAAGAAGAACTCCGTTGGCAGCTTGTGTCGCTTCAAGAGCTGCACCACTTGGCAAAGGAAGCGACGCCGCGCTGATTGGAACCGCCGCTGCCCGAAGCTCAGCATCAGTCAAAGGACCAGAGACAGGAACTGCCGTTGCTCTGAGCTGGACGTCAGTTAGCGGTCCCGAAACAGGAATTGCTGACTGGTCACTCGAAACAACAACAGCCAAAGATGCTGCCGATGTCTTCTGACCAAGCGAAGCCGGGAGAAGTGCGATCAGAGATGTCAGCCGTTGGGCGATCCGCTGAAGCCTGCCGTTTAAACCACTCGAGGCCGTATCCGAACCGGGAGCCGCTTCGTTTACAGCTCCAAGAAGGACGCCGTTTGCTACCTGAGTTGTCTCAAGAGCAAGTCCGCTCCCGGCGCCAGATGACGTTTGTCCTAGTGTAGACATAGTGACTCCTTACCAAATATGGATGATCGGCGTTACTCCACCAGACCCACCAGAAAAAGTTGCTCCAGATGCGGTTGCGGCAGACACGGTGCCAGCATCAAGCGTCATCGCGTCTCCATCGGTTCCACCAAATATCGAAGTGAAATCAGTCTGTGCAGCAGCGGCAAGAGCCACGATATTTGGATCGCTTGCATTCACCATCGCCGCGAAATTCGTCATCGTCGCAGCGAGAGACACGCCAATATCAACTTTGATCCTTCCGGCCGCAACACTCTGATCGTTTGAGAACTCATAGGTGATGCCATTCAACGTGAGGTGTTCACCGTTTGAAGGCTGGCCAGAGAAGGCAAAATTCGCTGTAGCTAAAGCGCCTGAGTTCCCGCTCAGCTTTGCACGGAGCTTCGTTGACATCTGGATTGAAGCATCCTCGTCCTCGAATGCGCCAAATGTCTGCGCATCGAACGTCGCCAATCCTCCAGGGAGAAGGTCGATGCAGATGTCGTTTGCGAAATCGTCACCAATTGCGATCTGAAGCCTCAATGTCGATGATGGATTCTCGATCATGATCCCAGTGAAAACGCGATTCAGAGGAAGGTCGATCATGTCTCGGAAGTAGGTTCCACTTCCCAATATCTTTGACCGACAGCAAATGGGAACGCCCATCGCGCGGTTGAACGGATTGTTGTTTGCATCCTGCGGAAGCCTGGCGTTTACATTCATTGCCCCTCCATCAACATCTGAGACTTGATTCGTCCAGCCTCTAGCGCCGGAGCAGATTCCATCAGCATATTCTGATTGTCCGCCTCTTCTGCGGTCAATGGCTTCTCTGGCTGGATCGCATTCTTAATCATGTCGATAGCCATTCCGCCGGATTTTTGCTGAGAGATGTAGTACCCGTAAAACGTACTTAAAGCTGCGTTGCGCTGGTAAAGCTCTCCAAGTTCAGCCACGAGATCGGCTGTTTTCTTATCGCCGATGTCGAGCCGATTCTTCATTAGCTTTGGAGTTGCCAGCGGATCTCGCAGGACGTTGGCCTGGATGTTCACTGTTTCCATGGCCTTCTGCGATTTCAAGATCTGCCGCTGAACTGCCGCCATTCTTGTCACAATTGCCCGGTCCATGTCGTTCATCCGAACTAGACCAAAAGACATATCGCGCATTCTTGATTTTACGAAGTTGCCAAAGATTGCGTCTTTGTCTCCGAGTGCATCCTTGTTCGTGATGTACGGATCTTTGAACTGACCGAACATCAGGGCATTGTAGAACCAGTTTGGAGATACGTGTTCCCTCAAGAACTTGCCAAACTCTTGCGCATTATTCGTCAACATCGCCGCCGACGTATTTCCAGACGCCTCGGCGAAGGTCTTAGCCGTAAGAGGTGTCACGAAATCAAGCGGTAGCGCTCGTACTTCGTCTGGGTTTTTCATTTGCGCAATCGTAAGCGGGATCTTGATCGACGGCGGAATCAACTGGCGGAGCTGGTCGCCAAGGAACGAATCCCACTTCGACTTGTACGTCTCAGAGTCAAGACGAGCAGCCTCGAACTCTGGGTCCTGAGGGGCGTCTGCCTGCGATGCTGCGGTCGTCGCCATCGCCAACGCCTGAATCAACGGATGTACGTTATCAAGCGGATTCAAGAATGACTTGATAGAGTTCACAACAAACGGAGCTTCGACAAGAAGCTGCCTTCCTCCTGGAAGCGCATCACCCAAGATGTAATGATCGGCATACGGCGGAAGCGTTGTCTTTAAGGCCTGTCGCTCTTCGTATGAATCGACAAATGCTCCATCGAGAATTTGGTTCACATAGTGTGGAAGAGTAATCGGAGTCAGATCGAGTTTAGTCGAGCGACCAGCAATGCTCTCCAGAGTCTTCATCGAGAAAGAGGAGAATGGGATCGCTTTCGATACCGCCCGCTGGCCCTTCGGCATATCGCGGAAATCGTAGAAGTACATCCCGACGCGCTCTTTCGCGCCCTCAAGAGAGTAGCCCTTTTCGAGCGAATCGAAGAACAGGCCGCTCCTGAAGATGTTGTCATTCTGCTCAGCAAGATGGCGGTTGAACTTAAACAAAGTGACTTTATCTGTCAGGGTCTTTGCATTGTATTTAAGCTTGTCTCGTGTGGATTTTGTCGTTGCGACCTGATCCCAGATGTCGCTGATTACATCCGCTTCGCTCGTATGCGAACCACCGAGAATTCCCATCTCGGCCATCGTGTCATACAGCTCTTCGCCGTTGATAGAGATTTGCTGTGCTCCTTTTCCGAACGTGTACGTCGATCCACGGACTTTGGCCGAGTTGTTTTTTGCGTCGAACAAGAACTTTGAAGCGCGAGGAATCTGAGCCAGATCGCCACGAGCCGTCATGTGCGTCGTCAAGTTCCCGAACGCGTTCATCCCCTGATAACCAGGTCCGAATAGTGCCGAGTTCCGAAACCAATATCCGTAGGCATCAATCGCTTGGCGGGCGATTCCGCCCTTTTCGCGCTGCATGACGTAGTTGATCCTCGTTGCAACGTCTTCCGGGAAATAAATAGTAGCGCCGCTTTCAATTGCGGTCTTGTACTGAGGCGGAAGGAACGACTTGAACTGGATGTACTCCTTCGCCTGAAGATCGGTAGTCATGCTCTTGCCAAGAAGTCCGGAGCCCATTGTGGCGCCGCCGCCAGACTTCTTGAACACAGGCGAAGCGTAGTCTTTCCAGTCCATCTTGACGAATCCACGACCTGGATCTTCGTCGATGTACGAAGCTTTCAGCGCTTTGAAAGCTGGTCCATCGTATTCCTCTGACATCGCTCCGAGTTTTCCACCAGGTCTTTTGATTACAGCCAGAGGCCATATCTCTTGGAATAAGTCGTGCTGAGCGATGATGTTGTCCATGTCCTCAATGCGAGAATACGACGCAGAGATCGGATCGGTGATGAAGATCGGCTTGTCGAGTCCAGATGCTTTCTTCACAGAATCAATGATTGTGTGCGTGCTTCTCCGGTCAGATCGGCCAACCTGAGTTCTGTCGATGAGGCCCATCTCGGCCTGATGATCTTCCCACGCAGTCATGGCCGAAGAGTATTTCGGCTTCCCAGCATCGTCGATATAGTCAGGGTTTAAGATGTGAGGGAAGTACCCCATCGCGCGCTCTTCAACCGGGATCGTTTCGTCGAATGGATTCAAAACATTGAACGGAATGCCGCGTTTTTCCATCTCAGCAACGCGAGAGTTGAACTGTTCACGAATGAGTCGAACCCGCTGTGCTGCCTTTGGGTTTTTCATTTCGAGCTGGGCCATTGTCTGATCGGCAAGCTGACGAGTTTGCGTTAGCTCGCCCTTTTTAACGTTCCTTATCGTCGGCTGAAATCTTTCAAGGCCAGTCCTGCCAAGTGCCGCATTTATCTCTTCGCTGGTGATACCTTTTTTGCCGATCTTTACCAGTCCGGAGGCTTGCATGTCAGGAGCAAAAGACAGCACCTGATCCTGCATGGATTCATAAAGATCAAGGCGATAATCGTCGTCTGTGGATTGAGCTTTTCCATCTGCACCTTTTGGTCTTGGGCCGCGATTCCTTACGAGGCCAGCTTTTTGATCTTTTATTTTTAAATACTCTTCATATCCTGCCTTATTCTCAGCATCTAAAATTGGATCGGCGTGGACCTCTATCCATGGTCTAGAAAAAGCTGGGTATTTTTTAGCCGCAAGATCCATAAATTCTTGCTCTTGCCTGTTAAAACCTCGGATGATGAGTCCATCGTAACCAGACTGCCTTACTTTTTTTGTCAACTCCTCTGCGCTCTTTACTTTAAACTTTGCAGCGATTCGATCAAAGTTTTCTGGAGTTACAACGAGTGCATTTTTAAAATCTAAGTTTGCGGAATAGACATTTTTAAATGCAATCCCCCGGCCACCTTTCTCCATTGGTGCGTCTGCGCCAACCCAGTAAGGATCTTCAGAGAAGTATGTGACGTCAGCGCCGAATACGGCATCGTGCCCGCCACCATACCTAGCGTTTGGATTGGCCTGATCTGCTGGCTTAAAGCGGCGAAGGTTTTCCGGAGAACCATGCACCACCGGCATTTTTCCGGAGAACGTGTCTTCAATCCCAAAGCGATTAAGGAGGTCATCATCCGAATGCGTCGGCATTTGGTTGAGCCATTTGACCATAAGGTCGGATGTCTCTGGATCGTTGCCAACTTCTTTGACAGCCTCATCCATTTGGCGAAGTGCCCAGTTTGAGTTCCCAGCCTTCTTGTTGATGTATTTGTTAGAAGAAGAATCCCACAGCGGTCGAGTTGTGAACGTCTTCATTGCCTGGTATCCGCTAGACAGAGCGTCGCCAATGTCGGCACCGATCTGTGCTGCGGTTTGGAGACCTTCTGATTTTGCAAGCACACTTCCAGCAACGCGGTTTGCGCTGCTGAACGCCCAGTCCTTAACGCCAAGAGCGCCTTCGGCAGCCCAGCGAGTTCCATGCCCAAAGAGTGGGACCTGCTGCTCGATTGCAATGTTCGTCAGCGGGAGCCTGAATCCGAAATTAAGGCTGGTCTCTCTGTCGGCCAAAGATTTGAGGAGTCCTTTTTCTGTCTGGCGAGAGCGAATAACAGAAGCCACCTGCTCACCAAGAGCCGGGTCAATACGAGAAAATCTGTCAACGATTTCACTATCAAGCCCTTGAAGCCCTTTTTCAGATACGGCTTTTGATAGCGTATTCATTGCTTCATCAGCAACTTCAAGGTTCTGAATTCTTCCCGGCTCACGAATAAGCCTTACGACATCATTCTGGGCGAGCAATGCCTGTCGCTCTGCCCTCGCCAGAAGCTTTGGATCAGTGATGACGCGGTTCCCCATCTTCACTGTGCCTTCTTTGAAGATGTTTTTCAGGACCGGGCCTGCACCGAAAGTGAGATACGAGAGAGGGTCCATTGCCACATCGGCAGCAAATCCAAGAACTCCGCGACCGATCTTTCCGGCCGCTGTTTCTGGAATCCAGAAATAGTCAACGAGGTCAGACCCGTGCAGTTGCGTTTGCGACAGAAGCTCGATTGCGTCTTTTCGCGGAATCGATCCGATACCAGACAGCGCGCCAAGACTAGCTCTGGCTACAAACTGTTCAGGAGTTGAAACGGTATCTCCGAGCTTTTCAAGAATTCCGGCATTTCCTTCGCCCCACGTAAAGGCCTTACCCTTCACCATGGCGGCCACGTTCATTTCGGCCAGAGACTTGTCCATGACATCCATTGCCTGCATATCGGCAAGGATCTGTGGGTTCACGTCTCCAGTTCGGCGCGTTCGTGCATCGCCATCTTTCATGCGAAGAACATCAAATGCGTTTTGAAGGAACATCTCAGATGCAGCGGCCATCTTGTTACCAAGGCCAGGCTCAACCTTTCCAGATCGAACCTCATCTGGCGTTGCGCTGCCTTCTTTCAAAAGCTGATTCATCGCTTCAGTGCGAATGTTTTCAGATGAAAGAGAAGTCAGAGATCCATAAATATCAGCAGCCTTATCGACGATTGGTCGAGCGACATTCTCTTGAAACCAGCTTGGCTGATTTGGATCTTCTGGCTGCATATCGGCGATTGCCTTCAGATCGTTGTCGCCGAGATCTTCAAGCTTCCCGCCGTTTGCAATCTTTTGAAGGCCTTCGTCAGAGAGCGCGTTCAGCTCTGCGTCTGACAGTTCTTCCATTACTTACCTCGGGCTTTGAGAAGTTCTGCTGCGCGGTTTTTCGCTCCGCCAGACTGTTGCTGCTGGCCATCTCCGCTCGTAATGATATTCCCGAATCCCTCGAAGTTCTGACGAACGTCTGGCCATTTTGCTCCAAGATTGTAGAGACGTTTTGCCTCTTCAATCGTTGGCCCGTATTGACCAGGGTTCATTCTGACGATTCGAGAGACGTTTTCAGGCGTCATGAATCTGAAGTTCTTCACAACGTCAGCCTGAAGCCGGTCGTACTTGTCTTGGAATCGCATCAATTGATCGCGGTAGTTCTTCTTGTTTGGATCTTCTTTTCCTGCTCCAGCAGAGCGAGGTCGGTTGGCCATCATTGATGCCTTCAAGATGTCCACCATTGCTTGCTGTTGTGCAATCTGAGCCTTTAGCTGGTTCTCAGCATTTGAGGCTCCAGCTTTGGCCGCAAGATCTGCAGCACGCTGAAGGGTCTCGATCTGCATCTGAGCCTTCTTCATTTCCATCTCGGCAGATGACTCTTGCGACTTCTGGTTCATTTGAGCAGCCTGTTTTGCTGCCAAGAACTGAGTCTGCTCAAGCTCTCCAAGCGCTTTCATGGTGTCGCCAGTCTGAATTCCAAGACCAGGGATTGATCCAGTGCGAACCATAGAATCAAACATCATCCTGCGCATCTCCGGGTTTCGGAGCGCGCTGTATGGAGATCCTTTGAACTCGCCGGAGACGAAGTTGAGTGCCTGCTCGGCGTTCGGATCAGCAACAATCGTCTCTGGTTGTAGATTCGTCACTCCGTCAGGGCCTACGGCGCTGTTTTGGTACGGAGAAGTCGTCCCTTCAAGAGGCTGGACGATTGATTCGACCGACTGTGGCGCCCGTCCGCCAGCTCCGCGAAGCTTTTCGATTGATTGCGCCTGTATTTCTTCACGAGAGAGCGGCTTCTGGGCTGGTTTCATTTCTCCAGACTTCATCGCAGAGCCGATCATGTTCGCGCCGACACCAATCGACGGAATATTTAGATTGATGTCTGGTCTTTTCCCAGTTGCCATCTGAATGAACGCATCCGCTGAGTTTGTGTCGAATCGACCAGGCGCCTGAATCGGAGCAATTCGGCTGAATGGGTCTACAGCGAGAGCCAAAGCCTGCCCAATTCGTGGTTCGTTTCGAGCTGGAATTGACTTCATCATCTCAAGGCCAAGCATCGCCTGACGATCTTCAAGACCGGCATTTTTGATCGCAAGGTCCATCATCTGGACCTGGGCCTCGCGCTCCATCTGAGCAGCCTTCATTGCGTCTGACTGGCCTTTCAGAAAGGCATCGTATCCGCCTTGTGCATTTTGAAGAGCGAGACCTAAGAGTTTAGGGTCCATCAGTAGCTCCCGTAGTTGTAGTTTCCGCCAGAGATCGGAGCATTATAGACCATTCCGGCCGGTTGGCCGCCTCCATATCCAGGAGATCGAGCAGCGAATCCGCTCATGTAATCATTCGAGCGGTTCTGGTTCTGTTGGTAGTTGTAAGCAGAGATCCCTGCGTTCGCGAGAGCGCCAACTCCGCTAACCAAAGCTGCCTGTCCGTCCATTTCTCGACCGTAATTTGCCATTTGGGCTGCGTAGTTCTTGTCAGCCATGTTCATCATCATGTTGCCTTGAGCCGTTCCTCCGCTGATCGCAGCCTGATACGCCTGAAGACGACGTTGGAACTCACCTTCCTGAAACTTTCGAGCGAGATCGTTCTGTGTGTTTTGCGCGAAACCAATCCCGGCACCAGATGTTCCGAGCCCGCGAGAAGCTGCGATACGGTTCGACTGCGCAAGCGCCTGGTTCGATGCCTGCTGGTAGATGTCGGACTGAGGATCGTAGGCAGAGCGAAGCATGGAGTTGCGGTAGGCAAGCATCTCCGGGCTGTTCATATAAGCCATGGCCGCTGAGTAATCAGGTCCACCGGGAGCGCTCTGCCGTGGCATGAACATCGACGTTATTGTCGGGGCTGCAATTCCTAGTGCTACCGCCGTAATCGGGTCCATGATTAGCCTCCTTGTCCGTAGCTAAGTCCGCCACCAGTGAGACCGAAAGATCCTCCACGGAGCATCTGATCGAGCCACTGCTGGTATTTGTTCTTCAAATTCTGCTGGTATCCTTCGTAGACACCAGGCTGTCGACTTCCTTGGCCCTCAAACGCAAGCTGGTTGAATGCCCCTTGGTAAATTCCACCAAGATCCCCGGCGGCGTACTTCGAGTTGTCGAACTGAAACCCGGCGCCAGGCATCGCGGAATAAGCAAGCTGACCTGCCGGAGTCATGTTGAGATAGTTTGGATCAAGAAAGTTCTGCACATTTTGGTTAGAAGAAACTCCGCCTGGATCACTTGAAATCTGTGGGTTGAAGTTGATTCCGTATGGGTCTGCGCCAGATCCAGCAGGAGCCGCAGATTGACCAGACGGAAGACCGCTCTTCATTGAGTCGATCCCAGATTTTGCAACTATTTGGCGTGGGTCCTGGCCCATGCCTTGAGTAAAGCCTGGATTGTAATCACCTGTTTTGAATGAGTACGAAGACCCGTAACCGAATGCGCTCACCTTACACCTCAAATGTCATGTAGTTCGCGACCTTCACAGCTTTTCGTTTCTTTCCCCAATATTCAACCATTTCGTCCGAACACATGAACTCGAACTTCTTAATGTCGAACCGTCCAGAGAGGAATACGAGTTCATCAATGAGGAGTTTGCCACCGCCGCGTTTTCTTTTGGAGTCCAGAACGTAAATCATTTTCACGATCATCGACGACTTATGGCCCAGCGGAACAGGGAGAACGATAGCATGGAGCATTCCATAGAACTTCGCCCCGCGCTGAAGGAGAAGGACAACGTGGCCTGGGTCGGCAAGCTCGTTGAGCAGGGTCCAGTAGTAATCCTTCTGCTGGGCTTCGCTAAGAGCAGGAAGAATCGACCCTTCCTTCCAGGCTCGCTTGTAGATGTCGTAACAGTCCAAGATGTTGCTTGGTTTGGCGCGGACCACGCGAAGCCCGCCTAATTTCGTCTTCATTCAAATCCTCCGTCGTTCGGCCTTAACTCCAAGGAGAAGGCCGCTAATACCAAACCTCTCTTGCGTGTCCGTTTCAAGTCTTAGCTTGATGATTCTGCCGCGAGAGCGCTGCACAGGGAACGAAGGGAAGACCTGTGTTGTCTGACCAATGATGTCGGTAACATTCATCTTCGGAACCCATGGTGCTACCTGTGTCGAAATCAGCGCTCCGTCGGCGTATATCTTGGCGATGGCATTGATCTGCGATGTGACGCGGCCGCGAACCTGGAACCGGATTAACTTCTTGTTTGCGAACTGACCGCCGTCGCCGACTACCTCTTTTTCAAAAACCGTCGGAATGTTTACTCCGAGGTCAGTGTAATATGCAGGACTGTCTGCATAATCATTACGATCTGCGTCAACATTGATGATGATTCGCTTCTCGATGTCACCCTGAGCAAGGACTTCGTCAACGATTGAGTAGCTCACTGTCCGTCCGGTATGCGGTCCATACCAGCTTGGCTTCCCCTTGTTGGCCTTCATCTTCTTGATGTTGAGCCAGACCTCTCTGGTTGGGGCCGTTGCGCCTGGGACCGAGTACGCGAGCTTGTAGTGGCCATCGTGATAGACGGCATTCCAGTACGACGTATCAATTCCAAGAGTCTTGTTCACGGGGCTGATGAAGCCAGAGATGTCCTGGCCAATTGGGGTCGGTTCGCCGGAATCGCGGATCAGGTAAACGTCGTCAAGGCCGGTCAGGATCGTTCCGATCTCGGTGTTTACCAAAGTCCAGTGCGAAGCCAGGCCAACCTTATTCGATAGCTGGTCGAGATAGGCTGATCCGAAGTCGGCGGCGGCCGGTATCGAGTTAAGCTTGAAGAGCTTCGTTCTCGACCCAACGATGAGCTGGGTGTTGATACCGCTGTCAGCCGTAGTGATCGAGAAGATTCCCATCCCCATTACCGGCTCACCGGCAGTTTCTAGCCCAATGAATGCCAGGTTTGCGCCTGATCCAGAATCAGAGAAGTTTGCAGGGTTGTAGGCGTTCGAGCAGTAGATGTTGTTGTAACCTTCGGACTCAGACGGGCCGCCACCAATGATGATCGACTCCTGAAAAGCCGTGATGAAATTGCACTTTGGCGGGGCTGTAGTCCCGAAATCAAACACCACCTGGCCGCAAATCGTGCCATCAGTGATAAGGTAGATTCCTCGGTACAGTTCAAAAGATTCACTGAGACTTCCAGGGGTTACGCCCTCAATCTCTGACGCGTTGTTTACAATAAATGCGACGTCACCGAGCTGCTGGAAGCAATACCTGGCGCCGCTCGACATATCCACTGTTCGGAAGACGATGCTTGAGAACGTGTTCTCGACCGTAGCCACCCGATTCATGAAGTCGGTCGCAGTCTCATACACAGCCTTGTTCACAATCGTTGTCCGAGAGACGTAGATTGGAAGCGTCCCGTTTGCGGCAGACGCCGAGTAACGGAAGAACATGTCCGTCTGCGAGCAGTCGCAATACCGCCAGATGTAGTCGCTATGTGTCGCGTCATACGGCGTGATCCCGCACAAGTTTGGGCTGGCAAGAGGAAGCGAGTAAATGAAATTCGAGTCTGACGTTGTGGCGAAGACGTTCGTGATGAAGATCGGCTGCATGAGCTGTGGGTGTTCGCCAACCGCGATGCAGTAGCAGGCCGAGTCTCCGGGAGGAGCTGCCGCCGGAGTCACACGAATCGACGTCTCGCCTGGCCTTAGCGTGACGCTCTGAAGAGTCGACTCACGGGCGCGGAATGCGCTTGCTCGAGTCGTCGTTCCAGATCCGCTTGAGAAATACTGTTCCAAGACAGAAACGTAGTATGTCTTCCCTGGGGTGAGAGATCCGCCAGTGTATCCTTCAACAGTGAAGTTCGGCTTCGTTGGCGCTCCGAACATGACGCCGGTCACACCAGGGTTCCCGTAGTTTGTGATCGGGGCCTGCGTGAAGTCATACGTAGTTCCGCGCGTGCCGCTTGCGTTCAGGTCGATATATCCAACCCAGACAGTCTGCTCTGTCGCTGTAGTAGTCCATACCTCGACCGACACATAGACGTTGATCCCGAGAATCCGACTGTCGATGTTGGCAGGTACGGTAACCCGAAGCGTGTTGTTTGCGCCCCTCGTCACCGCGTGCTCGACCGTGAAATTAGTTCCAAATCCAACGTATTGAAGCTGGCAGTACCCATTTGAATCAAGGCGAGTGTTCGCTGGAGATCCGATTGCCGTTCCCCAGTTGCCGCCAGTCGCCGTCACGAAAGACGGGGTAGCAAGATTCACATAGGTCGCAGGGTTCATCTGTGCATTTGTCTGGTTTGTATGGACGGCCTGAACGTGGATCTTGTTTCCGAACTTCTTCCTTAGGATCAGTGCGTTGTCGAGACCTGCGACCGAGCTGACTGCGGTTTGGACAGGGAACGTGGTTGTGATCTGCGACGTTCCGCCTTTTCGGTGAAGCTCACCAAGGACACGCTCGTACAGATTCTGTAAGGAACTGCAATATTGGTCAGGAAGATCCTCGGCCAGGGTTTGATTCGATACTCCCTGAACATCGATGATCTTCACCGGGATTTCGGTCTCAATCACTACAACCTCCGACGGAAGCTTTTGCCGAGCTTGATTCTGTTCGTCGACGCCCTGAAGTCCGGGCTATTGATCTTCGATTCTTTGATCATCTTTTCGAGCCTAGCGCTCTCTTTGTCGAAACGAGCGTCGTCATCGAACTGAAGCGCCTTCACATAGACGGCCTGGATCAGGATGTCGTCATCGACCGCCCAGAGCGGAGTCTCACTATCGCCAATCGGTGTATATGGATCGGGAAGCACAGGCAGGAAGTAATAGCGAAGCTCCATGGTGAAGACTTCACTAGGCGCTGGAACCCAATTGAAAGTCCTAGCGTACTGATCGACATAAACCTTCCGTGGAATTGATGGATTGATGGAAGACTGGCGATCAAAATCATACTGCTCAGGCGTCAGGAATAAAACCGGAAGACGGTTCGACCCGTTAATGATGTCGGCCGACCGCGCGCGCAGATAATCTGTCGGGATCGTCGCTCCCTGGGTTACAGGAAGAGACACAGTCTTCATAGCAAACGGCCAGTCCTGGTTTCGGTACTGGCCGTCTAAGAACATATTCAGCCACAAGCGGGCTTCTGACAAAAGATCCGTTCGGTTAGCTAGGTTGAGCGCTTCCTGAATGATCTGGAGCCTTGTCATGAGTTCCTCCGGCAATAGCATGAACGGCTTTCACGTCACCAGACTTGGCAGCCTTTTTCATTGCAACCAGAGTAGCACTATGAGCTTTCGCTTCAAGCTCCTTCTTCATCTTCAACTCCTTGAGGAGTTCTTCGGACTTAAGGAGAGCTTGGTTGTTTTCGTTCATGCGCTTGTCGCCGATCTGCGAAAGAACATGGAAACGCATACGGAGGTCCTCATGCGTGTCTTCCGCGAAAACCGGGACAGTGATCTGCATCGCTTCGCCATCATGGTTGGTTGGGCGAGAAATCGTGATCGCAGTTACAGGCTGGCTCTTTGGCCAGGCGCAGTCCGCTGGACCTTTGCCGTAAAACTTCGCTCGCTCAGGGAAAAGAATCTCATTGTCGAACATTATGCCTCCACTCGTTGTTTCGTGTGCGCGTCACGGATGACGAGCTGACCGTCTACTTTAGTACGCTCGAATTCTTTACCGATATGGATTCGTGCGTCAGTCGCTTTTTTTTTAGACAACATCTCAAGGATCGACTCAGCCTCAAGGCGAGTCACCTTCACCATGCCGAAGTGCTCTTTGCCGTTGATCGTAATCGGGCAGAAGCAATTCACCTCAACGATGTCCTGTGAGTTGTCGATCTTCTTCTTTTCAACTACAGGCGCCTCGGCCATCACTTCTTCTTGAGCATCGAGAACAGATTTCTTAGCCATCATTCCTCCAAAATAAATATGGGGACCTTTCGATCCCCATACAAAGTTACTTACAAAAATCCTGTTTTCAAGGATTAAACATAGAACGCAGATGCCGACTCAATGCGCGCAAGGAAGTTCTCGTTACAGATGACGGATTTGAACATCACCTTCCAAGAAGCCTTACGACGCTGGCTGAGCGGATCGGAATCTGACGCGCCACGCGGAGTCATGAACGTCTGGAGAGACATCAACTCGGGAACCGCGAAAGCCTCTTTGCCAAGAACCCACGAGAAGTGGACCTTAACACCAGAAGCCGGAGTTGCCGGAGGAGTGTCGCCAGAAGTCGGAACCGCGAGAACTGTCACAACAGCCGATGGATCTTGGAGAGACGCGACTTTGTACAGAACGCCAGTCGTTGCTCCGAAGTACACGTTGTACGTGTAGCCAGAAGTCGAAGGCATTGTGATCGCAATCGCCTCATCTGAAGCACCAGTCGCCTGAGTTTGCTCGACAGTTACCGCAGTCTCGAAGCCGATTGCGTTATCAACCGCAGTCACCTTCATGTAGTAAGTTGTCGAGTTCGCAAGCGAACCACCAGAAGCAGCCGAAGACGCAGTCGTTACCGACGCGAGTCGCTCAAGAACTGGGAGTAGGTTCGATGTCACCCAACGAACGCCCATCCAGCGACCGGCCTCACCATTCTGGAGAACCAGAATGTTCGAGTACGATGCTGCCGTCTGGAAGGTGCTGTCTTTCGACAGATCCATCTCGACGTAGGGGTCGATGAGACCCATGAACAAGCGACCCTCGTAAGGCTGAGCACCGCGACCACGGAGGGCTGCGATAGTCTTACGAGCTGTGTCGGTATCGAAGTACGAGTTCGATGCAAGGCCGCCACGCGAGCTGACAGCACCGGGGTAATAAACCGATGTGTTAGCAAGGAGAACCTTGATGACCTCGCGGTCGATTGTTTCCGACGCCTGCTCCGAGAGAAGCTGAATCGCTTGCTCCATCACAGGGTGCTTCACGGTGAGGTCCGCAACATCCGAGATGTTAACGAAGTCGCCCCACTGATCCATGACCGCCTGAACGGTAGAGATCGTGATCGACGCGTTAGTGCTCGGAGTTGTTCCCTCAGTGAGAGCAACCTTTGGGAGGTTCAGTTTCTCGTAACGAGTGAACTGAAACGTCTTCGAGAAACGGTTCGGGAGCTTCTCTTTTTTGCCGAGGCCGTAGACGATAACGTCGCGCTTGATACGCATAAGCGTTTGCGCGGCGATATACGTCTGTGCGTCTGCCGAGAAGTTGCTAAAAGTTTGAGCTGCCATTTTACTTCATCCTTTATGCGGACCCTATAGTGGAATGTCCGCGTATTTTCCGGCCCATGCGCTAAGCTGTTCTGCCGACATATCGACATCAAGCTTCGATGGAACCTGTGTTTGTGTTTGGGTTTGGGCAGCAGCCGGTGGAGTCACGGTTTGTGGCGGGAGCTGTGGCAGGGCTGTTTGCGCCGGAGCTGCAACCTGTGGCTGCTGAGCCTGTGGCTGAAACGGTACAGCCGCTTGACTCTGTTGTTCCGGAGTTTCCTGCGCTGCCGACTCCCTCATAAAACCAGTGTAAGGATCAACAGCGGGTGCTTGTGGTGCCGCTGGCTGAGCTGTCTGTGGATTGACCGCAGGTTTTTTCCCGTTCTCGTCGAAGAAGACGAGGCGGTACGCGTCTTCACGCGAAACCCATTGGCCAGTCCGCGAACGCTCTTCGCGAATGCGCTCGATCTTGTCCTGGTACTTCTCATAGACATCTTGCCCATAACGAAGCGAGAACTTAAGAGCGTCATTCTGATCCGCTAAAGCTCCAATCGCCTGTTTGGTTTGTTGCTCGATAGGTGCAAATCGCTTCGCCATCTCGCGCTCAAAGCGCGCTTGAAGCGCTCGCTCAACCTCAGGTTGAAACGGGCTCTCCTCTTGAGCTTGCTCTTGCTGCATTTGCTGAGGACGCTGCATAAGCGCATCCACAGTTCCACGAAGCCTAGCATTTTCGCTCTCGAATGTGCGGAGCTTTTGCATAATCTCATCCAAACGGTGATCCGGTACTGTCATTTCTTTCTCCTCAAACCCTACTTACGATGTGGGCGCCGGCTGCTTTTTCGATTCCGCAGCAACGAGCTTGTCTTGTTTTTGTTCAATTTTGCGAATCACCAAGCTAAGAAAGCTTACAGACAAGAATAAGCCTTCAGCTTTGCCGATTCGTTTTGCGTACTCTTCAGGTTTTACATGGAACAATCCCTTGAGCAGTTGATCGCTCTGGGATTGTAACATGAGGGAGTAATGCTTCCACCCAGGATGATGAACCAAGGAAAGCAGGGCAGCTTTCATCTCATCGTTCATCGCCAGGTTCATTACACCTGCTTCAGTTTGGACCTCGATTTTCTGCACTGTCAACCTCTCATGCCTCTTTGCAGGTCGGCTGGGTTCGTTGCCTCAGACAACTGGCCCTGATTTCCGTTAGGATTCTTGGGTCCTCGTCCTTGGACCTGCATGGCCATCATCTGCTGCTGCATCTGCTGCATCATTTGTTCTTCAGCTTTCTTCTGCTTCTGAACTTCGTGCTCAGCAATATGAGCCGAGACTTTGGCCCTGACAAGCGCATCCTTGCTTTCAAGAAGCTGTTTGTGGAAGTTGATGTGGATGTCGTCGTTGTCCGAGAAGCGCGTCTCAATCTCACCATTCATGAGAAGAATCTTGTTCTCAATGAGCGGCGGGACGGTCGCTTTCATTCGGTCTGTTTCGACAACCTCATCGACGTTCTTCATCTGGAACCCGTCTTTAAGGAGACGAATGATGAAGTTCTGCCAGTTCATCGTGACACCGGCATTTGGCGGAATCATCGGTAGGATCTTAAGGAGCTGGAGCATTTGCTGAGTCTTTACGGACTGAGCCTCGACCTGAATCGAGCCAACCCACTTAAAGTCGTAGTTCCCGTTGATGTCATCTGGGGTCACGACCTTAAATATGAACTCGTTTGCAAGCTTTCCTGTGATGCGGATCACTGTCTCATCAGAGATGTTCTGCTGGATCAGAGCATGAGTCATCGCCGCGAACGGATTCAGTGCCTCATTTGAGAGCTGCTCAATGAAGTTGAAGAGGTCGGTCTGCCATTCGCCGATTGCGAGTTCCGCCTGACCAGTGCTTCGCGCCTTTCCAGCAATCGGATCTGGGATCTGCGGCTGGTTATCAGACAGCTCAGAGATCATCCCTTTAAGCATAGACGCGTTCTTGATCCCAACATCGGTCAGATCAGGGAATGTGAACTGTTTTACGGAGTCTGGGTTTGCCCACCAGATACCGCCCGGCTCGATCTCAAACGAATCTGCGTTCGGAGCAGCCGCCGGATCGACGATTGTCAATGGGTTCAAGGTCATTGTGACCGAGTCCATCATCTGGTTCATGACGTCATCGAGCTGGAACTGCATCGGCAGAAGGGTCTCCGGGAGCCCGCGACCGTAGAAATCACCAGGGAATGGAAGGACATATCTTCCGAAAATGAACGGCGGGGCCTGAAACCAGTACGGGTTCTGCTGAATACGAATGCAGTACGACTCATCAAGGATCTCGACGATGGCCGAGATCGGCTCTTTACGGCCGGGGATTAGGATCTTCGCCCAGCATTCAAGAACGGTGTAGAGCTTTTGGCCAGGAAGGGCCGGGCGGAATCCAGTTGCGCCAAACTCCTGTAAACGCTCCTGAGTTTTATCGAACTCCATCGTGGTCTCGCGACCGATATTTTCGACGTCTTCTGGAAGGATGTAGCACTCCTCGGCTTCCTTCCTTTTCAGGTAATCAAGATCGACCTGTTGACGAAAGAAGACGGCCTGGATCTGGGAAGGGTTGGCTGCGGTGTCCGGATACACCCAGGTTTGGAACATATCGCAGGTCTCGGCACACGGAGCATCGTAAAGAACAACGTCTTCATAAACAGTCCGCATCTTTGGAACCAAGATCCCTTGATCGTCGGTCTCAAAAAATCGCTTCTTAAATATCTGCTTGTTGGTTTCTTTCTTCCAATAAAGCCGCATTGGGCTTGTGCCCAAAGTGACGGTCTGTTTCACCCAAGGCATGACAGATTGTTTAAGATTCATCTTGTTGTCGAAGAAGTGGCGAACGATCATCGCGTTCACCTGGGCTGATTTCTCGTTCTCAAGACCGTTTGGGATGGCTTTTAAGTAGTCCTCTTGGAAGAGGCCTTTCACCAATCGGCGGGTCATGGTTTCGATTTCTTTACGGAGCTGTGGGACTCGGATATTGGCGCGGCCTTTATAGTTCCGGCCATCTTGAACTTCGGCCGGGTTTGAAGACCAGGCAAGATAGGCATCCATCCATCGGCGTTCACGCTCTTCGCGGTTCGCTTTCGAGTTCTGCCAGATGGAGATCATCTTGGACATCATTTGTTCGGCGAACACTTTATCTTTGGCGAAGTTTGGTGCCTGCATCAGTACCCCGTATATCTATTGCGAGTCGGCTTAGCCCGGTTCTTCCTCGCGATGATGATGTCCTTTACGACGGAATTCGACTTGTGGTTGTAAGCGATGTACCGATCACAATCAGCAAGGTGGTCATAGAACCCATCTTTCTTCGGGTTTCCGTCCTCATCCCTGACGTATTTCCCGAAGTAGGCCGAGCGCATGATCGTACATCTTGGGTCAACCGTCAGTTCAGGAACCCCGTCAATCAAAGTAGAAAGCTCTTTTCGGACGATTGCAATCCCTGGCTCGACGTAATCCCTGACTCCGCGCTCACCTTCGGCCCAAATCCCAAGATCGCGAAGGATGTCTACTGAACTTTGGCCCGAGTCTTTTTTATCGTGTCCGCGCGGATCGCAGTAATCCAAACACTGGACGTTCCCGTAACGGTGCTTCGTCATCTCCATGACGCGACGAGCAAACGTCTCAAGGTTTTCTTTTTCACCTAAGAGTTCGCAGTTGATGTTCTTTCTTCCGAGCGGGTCGATAACCCTCCACACGCATCCTGGCCTATTGAAGCCAAAGTCCCACCCTCTGACGATCCTCATCGAGGAGTCGAAGTTCACTGTTCTGAGGTGAAGCATTGGGTTCAGGAGCTTTCCATAGACCGGAACACCTTTGATGATGGTGCCCCATTTTCCATGGATATAGCGGTCGATTTCGTCAGGGAGAAGACCGGCGCAGACGGACTCGATGTATCCGGCAGGTAAGTTCTCAGCATTGTCGTATGTCGAAAAATGAATAACGAGGCAGCCTGGACCAGAGTCCTTATTCACCACCCGTCCGGCTTTATCCATCGCGTCGAAGTTTGTGACGAAGGTCTTATAGATCCAGTGGTTCTCGTCGACTGGGTTTAAAAGAAGGATGATGCGAAGTGGCCAGTTCCCTTCTGCGCGGATACGGCCGTTTAAGAAGTTGAAGTCTTCAAACGTGAACTCGTCCGCCTCTTCCATGACGATCGTAGCGTAGTTCGTGGACTTGGCTTTGTTCGGGTCATCGAGACCACGGAAGTTGATGAATGAGCCGTTATTGAAGGTGTAGGACAGGACCGATTCGTTCATCCGGCCGATGCCATCAGGGACCATCATTCTGTATTCGTGGAGAGTCGAGTCTCGAAGGGCAGGGAGAGTCTTCCGATAAACCGCAACCGGATATCTTGGGTAATCAATACCGGATTGGATCAGCTCTTCGATGAGTGCGCGCGACTTACCGGAGTTGTGATGAACTGCTCCTCCGGACACGTAGTTGTTTGTGTTTCCAACCTGAATGTCGAAGTACCAATCCTCCTCGGTCTTCTCAATTGACAGTATGGCGGATTTGGTATAGGTCTCCTCGAATGAATGAAAGACAGAAACGAGTTGCTGCTTTATGCGATGGAGCGCGCTCGTCATACGATATCGCAGAGATTCTGAACGAACGTCCGAAGTACATCCAGAAGACGATGTTGAAATACAATCTCCCAAGACTGAAGTCAGGGCCGCAGCCTGGCGCGAGAAATCACATGTGGACTGGCGGAAGGATTGTTGATGACGACGGCTATGCGTTGGTCCGGTCTCCGGCAGGGCATCCAGGCGCGCGCAAAGCGATAAAAGGGCGTCACCCAATGATCCTAGAACACCGCCTTGTGATGGAAAAGAAGATAGGGCGCTTCCTTGAGAAAGGAGAAGTCGTTGATCATGTGGACGGAAACACTCTAAATAACCATCCAGACAACTTAAGGCTGTTTGAAACGAATGGCGCACATCTTCGAGAAACTCTGACTGGGAGAAAGCCTCTTTGGTCAAAAGACGGGGAGCGAAGATTGATGACTCGCGATCCAAACCTACCAAAGGTCGATAGTCACCGTCAGAAGAAAGGATCAGGTGCTCTCCGGACGCAACGAATTCTCCGCGCTCATGCCGAACTCGATACAACATCCCCTTTCCTTTCGGGAACGGAGCGGTACCTGGAGAATAAACGAAAGACTCGCCGTCCCAAGAGCGATACCACTGAGGGCCAGTGATATCTCCAAAGGCCTTTAAGCCTTCGCTGGTTTCAACGAGTGAGTCCTCACGCATACATCCCTGTCCTCCAACGAGGACAATGAACCTGGCGGTTGAGGCGTGAAACTCAAGAGCCTTTTTGGTCGGTTTGTAGTTCCTTTGGATCAGCAAGCAGCGCCTCCACCTTTCTGGTTTCCTCAGCAAGTTCGTTAATCAATGGAACAACGTCAACGATTCGGTCACGCGCATCCCCTGGGCGGGGGATATAATACGCGTTCTGAACAATGATTGACGCACCTGAGTTATATTTGTCTGCGGCCTTGGCCTTCTTCATTTCCAGATGATCGGTGAGGTTCTTTGAGTTCTCTTCTAAAAGAAGCTTCATGATCTCGGTCTTCACCTTCCAGTAATCCTTGTCGATGGAACTGATCCCCTGCTTGATCGAGAACAACTCCATCCGGCCTTCTAGCTTCTCAAGCATCTCCTCAAGCTTTTGAACAAGGAAGGTCCTCTGAGAACCCACAGCCTTAATGGCAGCGTCCTCATCAACCGGAAGAAGCCCTTCCACTGCCCGCTCACGAATCAATCTCCAGCGAACGTCAGAAGGCCCTAGGCCGAGCTTGTGACGAAGGGCAGACCAGGTTCCTCCAGCCCCAAGATGCGACAAACAGAAGGCGAGGACTTCGGCGGAACGGGCATGGGCAATATCAACGACCTGCAACTCAACCGGACACTTGTCTTCGTTGAGCTGCTCCATCCTCTTCTGACGCGCCATCTCAAGAAGTGAGAGGTTACGGTGAGTCTTCACAGCTCGACGCACTTCAGCGAGATCCTGTTTCTTTTCCTCTTCCCACTCAGCCCATTGAGCTTTCTCTTCTTTCGGAAGTTCGGAAGGTCTCATCGCTCTTCTCGGTGCTTTTGACATCTCCACCTCAAATCATAAATGGCCGGTTCATCGAACTCGTAACGCACATCATCAGAACTTCCACAGAAATCACAGAGTTCTTTCTTTGCGAGAAGGCCTTTACTCAACGCCCGCTCAACACGCTTCTGACTAACGGTCTGGTTCTTCGGTTTTGTCGACTTCTCTTTACGCTCTCTCGGCCTCACATCAAAGCTCCCTTTTGGACGACCCTTTGGTCTCAACATGATGCCACGCAGTAGAACCTGATTGCGAACAGCCGTTTGAGAGACACCAAAGAACTCGGCTATGGCCTTGAAGCTGTGCCCGTTGCAATAACTCTCCACGATACTATCTGATGTTTTTTGATCTATCATGTGATGTTTCTTCGTCCTCATCTCGAATATAAGTGGCAATGGATCGGAAAGTGTCCCGATTTCCCGGGAAAACACTTTGCCTCATCACGTAGTGGTCTCCATCTCCTCATCTCTCATATATTCGTTATAACAGAATTGCGACTCACCTGTTAGATGTTTATTGAATAGAAAAGATGTTTATAGGGAATAGATGTGATGTTTGTTAGTCGTAAGTGATGTTTATAGAGAGAGCTTCACGCGCACGTTACATTCTATTATTTTCTGAGACTAAGCCTTTGTTTCTCTTAGAGATTTCAGAAATTATGGGGGGGTTTGGTAAACCCCTACCCTCCTACGCTACACATATAGCAGGCCACTGGGCTGATAGGCGCTAAGTATGTGATATTATTGGGGTTGGTTGTATCAATACTCTCTATGCTATAGTCCCTAAGTAATAAGAGTCTATTCAATAGAGTCTAAGAGATGTCCCTAGGATCTTTTTGAGAGTGAGCAGGCCCTTTGCCGCGTTTTCAGTGAATAGACCTAGAGATTGAGGGGATTCATTGAATGCTTTGATTCATTACAGACTTTGTAAGGGCTATCTGGTTTTGAAAGAATTCTTTCACGGTTCGCCGCGTTTTTGGCTTCATTGCTTGTTTAATTCGATTTGAGCTAGGCACGGGCTTTGGAAGGTATTGAATCCGAGCAGCGACGATAAGCGTCAATGCTTTAAATTTAATCACTCGCTTGGTGCGAGTAAGGAGAGAGAGAAGATGAAACAAGTTAGCAAGTCTAGTGCGTTAAAGACTGTCGAGATGTCTAAGACCTATGCGTTAGTTCTGTATTCAAGTGGGGCGGTGATGCTTCGTCGGACCGCGTTTCCGTATAATTCTATTTCAGTGAATGCGGAATTGATTCCGTTCCTTGATGCTTCGATTCGAGACGTAGCTTCTAAAATGGTCGATGACGGCAAGGCTCTGCGCGGAGCAGCCCCCGCTAAAGAATCAAAGGCCAAGCCTCAATTGGACATCAATGCGATCGTGGCTCAAGCCGTGGCTCAAGCCTTGGCAGCAGTGAAGCAAGCTTAATCTTTAACTGAAGGGAGTGACTATGGACCGCGAATTTGCTGAAGCTATCGTATTTTTGGCCGGATTCTCAGGTTTTTTGATCGTCGGCGGTATCGTGTTTGGTATCTTGGTCGATTTGATCGAGGAGACAACATGGAAGTGATTCACTTTATGACAGCAGTTATTGTCGGGCTCGTCGTTCTAGTCTTGAATCTCATGATAGAATAGGGTTATTGGTTATTTAAACCATTCACTCCCGAATTGTTTAAGGCTCTAGTCTTCGGACTAGGGCCTTTTTTGTTTGTTTTTTGCTCTCGGTTCACTTCAAGGCTAGTTCATATCCCCTTGAAGAATAGCCGCTCGGTAGGCCCTTGGCCGCGTTTTCAGCGATACCCGCACCATCACCATTCCCCTCATCACTTGCGCTCAATGGCGCCCTGTTTCTGGCGCTACGGCGAGCCATTGCCGCAGCAAGTCTAGCCTCATTAACCAATGCCTTGAGATCGTGTTTTAGAATGTTTCGGTCAATCGTTTGACGTGAAACATTCGCAACCTTCGCCATTGCCGTGAAATTGCCGTGGCAGCACCTAGTTAATCGTCTATAATAATTCGCTTCGTTTTCATTCATTGTCTCAATTTCATACATCATTCTTTGTCATTTATTCACGCGCTCGTGTGCGGTCCACCGTTTCCGCTCCGCGTTTTCCGTGGTGCCGTTTCGACTCCGGGCAGTGTCGATTTGTCACCGCGTGGTGCCGTTCCGACTCCGCGTTTCGTGGAAAAGTTTCAAATCAAATGACAGCGAGTGAACGGTTTACTCGATTTCACCGTGTCAATTGTTCACTTTTCACGGTCGGTTCGTTGGCACGGCGATTGCGAGAGCGAGTGTTTGCCGGTCGATTCGGACCGGACTTGTAAAAACTTTAACGGGAGAGAATTGGATGTTTATTCCATTAGTGATTTTCTTTGTTTCAGCAGTATCAATCGCCTCAGCTCAGGACTCTAAGCCTCAGCTTTATATCCTTGAGAATGGGGTCCTAACTCCAATCTCTAAGGTCGAAGCCATCATTCACTTGGCCAAGAACCAGGGTGGGCAAGTTCTCAAATGCTCAGAGCAGGTTCTATCTGACAAGGCGACCATCGTTTCTAAGAAATGAAAGTATCCACGGCATCCTAGACTCACCGACCCTCAGTTCGATGAGTACGGGACGCCGCGATTTTATTACGAGTAGTGTGCTCTCGCATTGCTCCGTCTGGCCCACGATACGGGCCGCTTTATTCAAACAAACAAACCGACCCGGCGGGTTCCGGGACAAACAAAAGGGAGGCCATTGTGGCTAATAAGATTCGTGGTCAGGTAGTAGGTGGAGCAGTGCGCGATTTCGACGGAGTTTCTACCGTTGCAGACATCGCCGCTCAATTGGGAGCTGGTGACCGTACAGCTATGGTCAATGGTCTGGCGGCAGATCATTCAACTGTTTTGAAGGATTACGACTACGTGACCTTCACTGATAAGAAAAAGGGCGGCTGAGCCTGAACTCGTGGCCAGGGACGGCCCGCGTTTTTATTTAAATCAATCATCACTGGGGAGTGAATATGTTGAAAATGACCGACGTAAAGTCGAACGACTTTGCCTATTTCGATTCAATCGAAAATACGCAAACAAGAGGGGCCGTTAAAGGTGCCTTCAGATACATCGTGAGCCTTTCAAATCTATCAGGAACGGCAATAGACCATTGGGATATTGAGTCCGTGTTTATGCACGATGGAAAGTGGCTCACTGACAAAGGCGATATCAATAGAGAGTTCTTTAAGAGAAAAGATGCTGAGCCCGCCGCGATTTTAAATCTGCCGGAGTCGCTCGTTAAACTTCTTGAGGTTCCATTAAAAGAAGTTCATGGGTCCAACCTGCGTGACGTGAAGAACAGCATTCAAATTCGGGAACGAAATATCTTAAACGCTCACTTGAACATTCAAAACAACGTCCGAGAGCTTCGCACCTTGAGAGAGAGGCTGCTCGTTGCAGAGATCGCAGCCAAAGAGTCTGTTAATACAGTCTCGACTCAACTGAAGAGGGTCCTGACCGAGCTTCCGCTTGAACTGTGGAGCGTCACGAGCGACACCGTTGCATTCATCTGCAAGACCGACACGCTGGTCAACTCTCGCGACATTGCAAACAAGATCAATCGCACCTACAACCTTGGTCGGCTGATCTTTTGGGTCAACGTGTACGACTT